AGAATCGATGAGAAGGTAGATAGGGGTATGTCGGGTAGGGTGAACAGATTTTCGTGTCTTAAATCGACGGAGAATGCAAGAGGACAGACAGGAGCAGAAATATGGGACGAAAAAGCATGTGGAAAGACGATTTCCTCTTTGACGCCTATGAACTGGTTCGTCAAGGTGGAAGTGAAAAACAGATTGCTCGAATCTGTGGAATTTCATTACCGACATTTCTACAATGGGAGAGAAAAAGAAGTCTGCTTCGGCTTGCACTGAAAAGAGGACGAGATAAATATCGGAAAAGAATGAGGAAAGGTGGATCCGAACTTGCCGAATATGTCTTTAATGGTCTTTCTCCGGAAATGAAGAAAGTCTGGAGGAAATTAGCGAAAGCCGATCTTGCCAATTCTCCAAAACAAGTTCTGGACGCAATATTGGAAGGAAAGGGGAAAACATTTCGCCAGTATTTGTTCATTTATGCATTTGTAACAGGAAATTTCCAGATTACTTCGGCTTGCCGAAGAGTTGGAATTTCAGTTCGGCAATTTGATAAGTGGAGAAAAGATGATCCAGATTTTGTCCGGTTGTTCAAAGAAGTAATGGAAGCGAAAAAGGACTTATGTGAATCCCATTTGTTAGAACTTGTGAAAAGTGGATCAGAGGCAGCCACAATTTATTCCGTTAAAACGTTGTGTAAGGATAGAGGATATGTGGAAAAATTGAATGTGGATGTGAATGTTGGTGGACAAGTGGACCATAATGTTCTGGGGTTTGATAGGATTCGGAAGTATTTGTCCGAATCCGCCCAGATGGAGATATTGAGTGCATTGAGAAAAGTGAAGGAAATGGAGGGTTCTGGCGAGAATTCTCTTCCAAATACCACTAAATTTCTCCCTTCTTCCATCACGGACACTTCATTCGTTTCTGAGACTTCAGATTTTCGACCAAATGTAGAGTAAATGGAAATGAAATACATATTGAATTGTCCATGAACCTTATAAATTATCAAGGAATTTTGTCTGGAATAGCAGGATGCAAGGAGAACCTGAAAGCAGAGTTGTTTTGTCGTAAATAGAGAGGGGGTTTTTGAGGTGAAAAAGGAAGAAAATTTCAGGTGCATTTTTCTCATTACAATGTATTATGATTTTGAAGTTTTGAATTTCAGGATTTCACGGAAAATGGAAAAGGAATTCCAGAAAAATGAATGTTGATCTTGCATTCGATGAATTAGAAGTGGCGAGAAATCTGTGCCGTAGAAACTACTATTTCTTCATTCAGGAATTTTGGGAGACTGTTGTTTCCGATCCTTTTATTCCAAACTGGCATATTGAATATATCGCCAAAGAATTGCAATTTCTTGTGGAATGGTTTTTGGAAGGAGCCAAACCGCATCACGATCCGAAATATGACTACAAACCCTATGATCTGATTATAAACGAGCCGCCCGGTTCCACAAAATCTCTCCAGTGTAGTGTATTTTTCCAGCCTTGGGTGTGGACACGATTTGCATCGGCGTCTTTTATTGGTTCCAGTTATCAAGAAAATCTCTCCATCGACCTCTCCCGTAAAGCAAGAATGGTTATCAAATCGGATAAATACAAGAAGTATTTTCCAGAAGTTGTAATTAGTGAGGATCAGGATGCAAAGGGAAAATTTGCGAATACGGCACAAGGAGAGAGAAATTCAGTTGGGAATAAAGGCGGTATTACGGGAAGGCACGCTGATTTCATTGTAATCGATGATCCAATCGATCCCAAAGGTTCTCGCTCCGAAGTCGAAATGACTCTTGCCAACCAATTCATCACAGAAACACTCTGGTCCAGAAAGAAAAACAAAGCCCGAACTCCAACTATCCTCGTCATGCAAAGATTACATCAACTGGACCCGACTGCAATGTTGTTAGAACTTGGAAGCAGGGGGGATACGAAAATCCGTCATCTTTGTTTCCCCTCTATCTTGACAGACGATGTGAAACCTGTAATTTGTAAACAGTATTATAGAGATGGGTTGTTTGACCCTGTTCGATTGCCAAGAAAGGTGCTTGACGAAGCGGCGTTGCAGGGCGAATACAGTTTTGCAGGTCAGTTTTTACAGAGACCTGTTCCAATTGGTGGTGGTATGTTCAAGACGGATAATATCGTGTTGAAAGACCGTAGTGAAGTGCCAATTGCGAATCGATTTGTGAAGCGGGTGAGGTATTGGGATAAGGCGGCGACGGACAATAGCGGGTGTTTTACGGTGGGGATGTTGTTGGGAAAGGATATCGATCAGAGATTTTGGATTTTGGATGTGGTGAGAGGGAGATGGGATAGTGCAAAAAGAGAGAGAATAATCCAATCGACCGCTGCGATAGATGGGAGAGAAGTGGTGATTGGTATCGAGCAGGAACCGGGGAGTGGGGGGAAGGATAGTGCGAGAATGACGGTGGCGGGTTTGAATGGGTATAGAGTGGTGGTGGATAGACCGTCGGGACCGAAGGAGGAGAGGGCAGACCCGTTTTCGACACAGGTGAATGGGGGGAATGTGTTTATGGTGAGAGCGAGTTGGAATCGTCCATTGCTCGATGAAATGGGTTTGTTTCCAAATTCTACATACAAAGATCAGGTGGATGCTGGATCAGGTGGATTCAAACTTTTAACTCTGCCAACGAAAAATGTAGGTGGATGGCGAAAGAGAGTCAGAAGATGAGTTTGGATAAAGCAATTCAGAGCGGGAAGGAGAAACGTGAGATGTATCGAAGGGATAAAGCAATTGATGCGTCTTGCAGAAATCATGGAGATGATCCGTGGGCAAAACACAGTCGTCTTCATTCCAATGATCTTAGACGGCAAATAGCAGATGAACAGTTAAAAGAATATATGAAGGAATATGGAAATGGCGAAGAAAGCTGTAAAGAATGAAACTGTGGTCTCCAAGCCAAAAATTACAATGAATCAATTGCAACATGCGGCATTCAATTCTCTTTTGCGAAGACGCGAGTTAATTCAATCGTTGCTTTCTCCAGGCAGAGATATTGACAAGGAATGCGGCTACCCGGATACGATTACGAAACAGAATTACAAGACAATGTATGATAGGGTAGGGCCGGCGACAAGAGTTGTTGAGTTGTGGCCGGAAGAGAGTTGGTCGCAAACACCGGATATTTATGAGAAGGAAGAAGCGGAGAAAACTGAATTTGAAAGAGCGTGGGAGGAAACAGAAAAGAAGCATCAGATATTCCATTATATGAATCGAATTGATGTGTTGAGTGGGATTGGTCAGTTTGGTTTGGTGTTGTTTGGAATCGATGATGGAAAGGATCTGAGTTTACCTATTGATGGAATTGATTTGAAAACGGGTGAAGCTACAAAAAAGAACAAATACAGGCTTTTGTATATTCGGACATATGATGAATCTGTGGTTGAAATCGATTCCAAAGAAACCGATCAGACAAGCCCCCGTTTCGGTTTTCCTCTCACCTACACAATCAAACAAGAAGATGTGTCAAGTGGAATGAAGACGGTGGTGAGTAGGAAGGTGCATTGGACGAGAGTTTTGCATGTGGCGGATAATCGGGTGAGTTCTGAGGTATATGGAACACCGAGAATGCAACGTGTGTATAATAGTTTGTTGGATTTGAGGAAAATTTTGGGTGGAAGTGGTGAGATGTTTTGGAGAGGTGGGTTTCCTGGCCTCGCTTTTGAATTAGGTGGTGATGCTGGGATGCAGGAGGTGAGTGATGAAACAAAGGAGGCGATGCAGGAGAATATTGCAGACTACTTTGCGGGGTTGGATAGGTCGTTGCTGTTGGAGAATGTCCAGGTTAAGCCGCTGGCACCGCAAGTCGCAGATCCATCCGGCCATATTGATATGCAACTCAAAGCCATTTCGCTTTCTATCGGCGTCCCCTATCGTGTCTTCATGGGAGCAGAGCAGGCGAAGATTGCTTCGACACAGGATAAAAGGACGTGGAATGAAAGAATAATGAAGCGGCAGAATAAATATCTGACACCCATGCTGATTCGTCCATGGATTGATCGTTTCATTGCATACGGTGTATTACCGATGCCTGCAACTTATTATGTAGATTGGCCGGATAGAGAGGCGCTTACGGATAAGGATGTGGTGGAGGTAGCGGTGAAAGAAGTGGATGCGATGGCGAAGTATGTTCAGGGGAATGTGAGTGCTCTTATGAGTCCAAAAGATTTCTTTGTATCTGTGTTGAAAAAGGAATCGGCGGAAGCGGTTGCTTTTGAAGATGGGGTGAGAGGGATGGAGGGAGAGTTGGAGGGGATTTTGGATTTAGAAGAGGGTGAGGGAAAGATGGATGATAGACAGAAGGAAGATTTGGAATTCAGTGCAGAGGATATTGAGGATGAATAGCATGGATGGGGAAAAGTTGAGTGATATTTTGAAAGAGCATCCGGTGATTGCAGAATTATTGGAAAAGGGCAAGGAGGAAGAAAAGGAGAAAGAGATATTGGGAAGGAACGTGGAAATCATCAATATCGATAGATGATGGAGAAAGATGATATGAAGTCTGTGCGGCGAAGAAGGATTTATCGTGCGTTACAGAAAAAGAGAAAATGGTATTGGTTTGGCCACATAAAAAAGGAATATACAGAGCTCGGATGCCCTTGGACAGAGAAGAAAAGATTGGGCAAATTGGCAAACACACCTCATCCATGCTCCTGTGTTGGTGGTTGTGGTCATATACGAAAATTTGAAGGGTTAACACGACAAGAGCGATGTGCTCCTAAAGTCGAGGACTGGAATGAAGACGAAACGTAGCATCGATCCATCCCGAACTGTTCTTTTGCGAAGGCAGTTTGGAGCTGATATGAAGAGGAGGTTTAGGAGAATTGAAAAAGCGGTGAAGGATTTGTTCTTGAAAGAGGATGTGTTGGGATGGAAAGATAGAAAGGAGGGATTTACTGGAAACATCGATACAAATACATTTCGTTTCGCTACAAGTTCCGCAAAAGTGGCGATGTTTAGAAGATGGCTGAAGAAGATGGTGGATGATGGAATTTTGAGTGTGAGTGGGGGAGGAATAAAAGGGAGGCCGTGGACTGCGAAGTATGTAGAGAGTGCATATAGGAAGGGATTGGTACGGTCGTATACAGAATCACATAAGAAAGAGCTTTCAGGGGTGAAGTGGTTGGGGGGAGCGAAGGCACAGTTTTTGAGAGACGCCTTTGCTTCGCCTGTATTGATGTCACAAGTGGAATTGCTTGCGACAAGGACGTTGAATCTGTTGCAGGGTGTTACGGATCAGATGTCGAATCAGATGTCATTGATTTTGGCGGAGGGGTTGGCACATGGACATCATCCAACGAAAATCGCTTCTCGTATGGTGCAGTCTGTTGGCGGATTGACAAGAAATAGAGCATTGGTAATTTCGAGAACAGAAATCATCCATGCACATGCAGAGGGGCAGTTGGATGGATTTGAGATTTTGGGCATAGAAGAGGTGATGGCAGAAGTAGAGTTGAAAACAGCAGGTGATTCAATTGTGTGTAGTATATGTAGATCGCTGGAGGGGAAACGGTATACAATAGATAATGCGAGAGGGGTTATCCCGGTTCATCCGAATTGTTTTTTAAGTCCCTTGGTTCCTATATATACGTCAAAGGGATGGGTGCCAATGGGAAAAATTTGTGTTGGTGATTTTGTTTATACGCATATCGGTGGATGTGAGAAGGTTGTACAGTTACATAAAACAAAATCAAATGGAAAAGTAAATGCGGTTCAATTGAAGGCAAAAACGGCTAAAAGGGCGATAACGATAACAGAAAATCATCCGGTTTGGACGAATAAAGGGTGGGTAGAAGCTGGAAAATTGAAAATAGGTGATTTTGTGGGAGGATTGTTCTTTGGAAATATGCTTGAACTTCATCCGATAGTGTCTATTAGAAAATATAAGACTAAAGTGCCGTATTTGTATAATCTATCCGTGGAAAAGGATGAGTCTTATATTGCTAATGGGTATGTAGTACATAATTGCCGTTGTGCATGGAATGGCGTGATTCCGGAAAAGATGATGAAAGGTGTAAAATAATCTTCAAAAAATTTCTGTCATTCTTGTTTTTTGACGATAATATATAGAAGCTCTTATACAAGCTAATAAAAAGTCTCCGAATGGAGAAGCACAATAATCACCTACTTGGATAGGTAGATTATTGCAAGGCCTACCTGTGATGCCTATCGGGCTGGATCATAACTTGGATTATGAACAGACCCATAAGCTATCTAAGGATAGCAACTGGATCGCTATGTCGATCCACACCGCGTGCGTACGTAGTGAGGGGGATGATAGTTGTGTTTTTGCCCTCAGATGTGGAAGGGGTGCCATATGAAGACGAAGAAGAGGAAAAACAAGCGACGTGTTTCCAAAGATGCTGTTTCATCACCCCTCCTCCGAGAATCGCGAAGCAAAACGCCTCGCGATTCTTTGCCATTTTCAGAAGAGAAATCTTCTGTTGTGATATGGAGTCAATGTCCACGATTTCCAGATTTTGGGAAGGAGGTTAGAAGATCATCTCCAATCCATGAATTTTGCTATGATTGTAAGAGATTTGTGAATGGGTGCAAAGGACGTTCTCCAAAGGTCAAATTTCATTGTAAACGTGTAAAGTGGTACAAAAGGGTAGAAGCAAAATGAATTAGGAGATGGAAAATGAAGAAGATGGCAATTTTTGTATTGATGTTTTTGGTGTGTAGCGTGGCGAGCGGTCAAGTGGAATGGATCGACAAAATTAACCTGCCATTTGAAGCACAGGGAATGTTCGATCACAATACAGGACAACTTTCTTTTGTGTATACACCGGATGCAGATAGTGCTGTGGGTGTGTTTGTTCTGTCTGGCAGTTATGTAGAGGATAGACATTGGGATAATATTGTGATTGGGCCGAAGGTGAATTTTAGGCTGGACGCTGCATATGAAGCAATTTTGTCCACGGTTATGCCTTGGATAACGGTCCCAGACGACATTCCATTTGAGCTTTATGGTTTTGGGGGTTTTGGATGGGAGATTGGAGGAGATCATAATATTTTGGGTATAATTGGAACAGAAGCCAGATTGATGCCGGGCCGTAGAGTTCAACCCACCATGTGTGTAGAATGGGTGCAGCCGGAAAATTCTTCTGAAATGCAGTCGCTTACTCGATTTCTGTTCGGCACTGTGATTCATCTTGGGAATCAATGATGGTTCGAGTCCAATCAGTAACCTTCGGGTTATTGTAGTTTGAAGCTCTTATACAAGCTAATAAAAAGTCTCCGAATGGAGAAGCACAATAATCACCTACTTGGATAGGTAGATTATTGCAAGGCCTACCTGTGATGCCTATCGGGCTGGATCATAACTTGGATTATGAACAGACCCATAAGCTATCTAAGGATAGCAACTGGATCGCTGTGTCGATCCACACCGCGTGCGTACGTAGTGAGGGTTTATGTCCAGTCGAACTAATCTCAAAAGTCTGACAGACCTCAATTTCACAAGTGAAGTGTATGAATCAGATGTTCCTGTAGTTGTGGAATTTTTTGCTGATTGGTGTGTCTCTTGCAAATCTCTGTTTCCTATTTTAGATGAACTTGCGAAGGAATATGGAGATAAGGTGAAGATTTGCACAGTCAATATAGAGAAGGCTCCTGCCGTTTCTCAAGAATGTCAAATCATGGGAGTCCCAAAAATAGTTGTTGTCAATAACGGTGCTGTTGTCGCTATGTTTGCTGGATTTCGTGATAATATCAAATCCATTCTTTCCGGAAGAATTGAAGAACTATTGTATTCTTGAAGGAGAATAGAAAAATGGCTATACCGATCATGTCTCCGATTTTTAACTTTGTTGGGAAGAAAGTATTATGGAGAGTTATCAAATTCTCTGTAATTCGCCTGGCGAAGATTTTTGTGGGTAAATACAAACCATCCATTCATGCGAAGAAGAGCAGAAAGTGGGAGTGGGAGAATGGGTTCAAACCTATGATTGAGAAGGCAAATAAGACCTCTAATCCAGTAGATGATGCTGTGCTGGATTATGTTTACTATCATCAGGCGTGTTATATTGAGGATGGGAGTTTGGAAACATTGTTGCGATGTGCAGCAGGTGAGAATAAAGCTGGAAGAAAGGATTTAGTAGAGGGATATTTACAGAGGGCTTTGGATTTGATTGTGCTTCCTTCAGGATGTAAATAGACCCCCACAAAGATCAATACTTGGTAGCCGTTTCATGCGAAGACCATTGCTTGCTTGGCAATGGTCTTTTTCTTTTGGCATGAGAAAAAATTTAACATGGATTTTTTCATCTGGATTTTGTGTATATTTCATGGACACGGATAACGAGGAAACCACTTATATTCATGTGTTTTTTTGATTTTTCGTCAAATTCCATCTATACACTCCATTTACATTTTTGATTTCTTCCACCATCTATTTACCCCTTCCATTTTATAGCATTTCTTGCGGAATCATTTTTGTCTCTTATCATCTAATGCAGAAACGAATAAGGCCTATTTGTTTTTGGAAAGGTTTGGATGATGCAATCCAAAATGAATCAGACGGTTTTTGTCGCTAATTCTGAAATGGTGGCAGAAATGACCGTCAATAAAGTTGTGAAGAAAGATGGAAGGTGGTATGTGGAATCAGAGGAGGGAAAGAACTTGGGGAAGAAGGAAGGGTATGATACAAAAGAGGCGGCGGAGAAGCGATTGAAGCAAGTCGAGTATTTCAAACACGCCAAGAACGAACTCGTCACATTAAAATCCAATGTCACTCCTTCTGTCAGAAATGATAGAATGGAAGACAAGGATTGGCTTGTCGTTCCAATGGTAATGCTTGTGGAAGGTGTTCACAACGGTTCTTGCGGAGCGTTGTATTATCCAAAAGAAGAACTTGAGAAAACACCTGCATCTTGGAATCACAAACCCGTTGTAGTATATCATCCAAATGGACCTACCGCTTGTGACCCTGATGTTATCACAAATCGAAAAGTTGGTGTAATTATGAACACCAAGTTTGATGGAGGGAAGTTGAAAGCAGAAGCGTGGCTTGATCCAGATCGAATAAAAAAGATAGACAATCGAATTGCCGATGCAATTGAAAATAAGTCCATGATGGAATTGTCTACTGGTTTGTTTACAGATTTGGAAGGACCGGATGGTGATTGGGGACAGGAGCATTATGATGCAATTGCAGTGAACTACAGGCCGGATCATCTTGCGTTACTGCCAGATATGAAGGGAGCATGTTCAATGGAAGATGGAGCTGGATTTTTGCGGTTGAATTCAGAGAAGGAGAAAAAGACGGAGGATAGAATTTCAAAGTTGTGGGCGGATACATATTTTCCAGTTTTGCGAGCAGCTGGAATTGACACAACCAAATTAACTTCTAACGAATTGAGCCATTCGGCTGTATTTATGCAACTGGATGGACTCGTTAGAAAGAAAAATAGCAATGCGTGGATAGAGGAGGTATTTGATTCTTTTCTTTGCTACAGTGTAAACGGCGAGCTTTTCAAACAGGAATATGAAGTGGGGAAGGATGATGTTATTACATTGAAGAATACTCCTGAGCCTGTCGTTCGCGTAGTTCAATATAAGACCAAAAGTGGGACATTTCTTGAAGTAAAAAATGATAATCAAGATGGAAAGGAACAATCAATGAACAAGGATGAGCTTATCAAGAAACTGCTTGAGAATGGTGATAGTGGATGGACGGACAAGGATAAGGAGATTCTGAATTCGATGGATGAGAAGGTGTTGGGGGTGATTGTAGAGAAGGTTGATAATCGTGCAGCGGCTGAGGCTGCGGAAAAGAAGAAGGCTGAAGAGGAGGCGGCGAAGAACAAGGCTGCTGAAACGAAGAAAGCTGAAACCAAAACTGAAAGTGCTGCTGTAACGACTACGAATGTTGCAGTGGAGAACAAGACGGAGCCGAAGAAGCCTATGACTGAAGAGGAGTACATTGCTACTGCCCCCAAAAACATTCAGAATGTGTTGACGAGAGGGCTGAAGGCATACAATTCTGAGGTGTCGAGGCTGATTAAGATCATCAAATCCAATCCAAAGTGCTCCTTCAGTGACGAGTATTTGCAGAATCGAGAGTTGGATGAACTTGTTGGGTTGGCGAAGATTGCTGCACCGGAAGACAAACCTCTCGATCAAAACTCCATTCTGATGCCTGATTATAGTGGGCAGGCTGAAACTGCGACGGCAAATGCTGATGTTGAGGTGCTGGATTTGCCGGTGATGTCTTTTGATGCGAAGTAATCTGACTGACAAAATGCGTTTATCATTGGAAAGGACAATACAATGGCATTGAACACGATTTCGAGAATTCACAGTAAGGGAAATTACCGATATGAGGAGCATGTGGCAAATGCTGCATTGTCTCCCGGACATCTTCTGGAGATCAATTCGAGCAATAAAGTGTTGAAGCACCACTCCGGCAGTACGGTAGGAGAGGCTTTGTTTGCGATGGAAGATGCGTTGCAAGGGAAGACGGTAGATGATGCTTATTCTGCTAATGAGGTTGTTCCGTGCATTCTTCCTGCCAAGGGTTCTGTTGTAAATGCTATGTTGTATGCAGGCGTGAATTATACGGTAGGCACGATTCTTGAGAGCAAAGGAGACGGAACGCTGACATCTGGCACTACCTATCCTATTGCTGTTGTTGAAGATTCCGAGTGTGATTTGACTGGGAGTAATGCGACTGATACTTTGCATCCGGTCCGTATTCTGTAATGAATTTTGATTAGTTTGATTGGGAAAGGATAAACAAATGGATTACATTATGAATGGAAGTGCTATTGGGCCGGTTGCAAACGAGCTTTTGGCTAATGGGTTCGATCTGCGTAGCCGACGTCCTTACATCGGTAAGGATGGAAGAGGTTATGTTGTAACCACTCAGAATGGCAAGAACGTTGCGGTTCCGGCTCGAAACGCGGATGCGACATTGCGTTACGATGAATGGAAGCAGTTTGATGAGGCTGTTCTGAAAGCTGCCCGTCCTCGTCTTCGTGGTGTTGCTGACCTTCGTGCTGCTGGTCTGACCTACACGATTCCGAATGGTATGGGCAAGACTGTGTTTGTTACGGAGAAGATGAGTGACCCTGGGAATGCAGCGATCAGCATGGATGGGCTGAGGGCGGCTGCGAGTGATCGTCCGGTGTTTGAGATTGAAAATCTTCCGTTGCCTATCATCAGCAGCGATTTTTCGTTCTCGGCACGCCAGCTTGCAGCCAGCCGTAACGGCAATACCCCGCTCGATACGGCAATGGCAGAAGCAGCGGCTCGTAGAGTTGCGGAAGAGGCCGAAAAGCTCCTGATCGGCAACAGTACTCAATGGGCCCGTACGAAGACTTATGGTGGTGGATACATTTATGGACTGACCACTCATCCTGATGTTACTGCTGTGAGTATCACTGCTCCTACGACCTCTGGTTGGACCGGAGAGACGTTGGTAAATGACATTCTGGAGATGATCCAGGCGTCTCTTGACGATTATCATTATGGTCCGTGGGCTGTGTATTTCTCGCCGAGTTGGACTCGTTATCTTGGCGATGACTTCAAGGCTGCAAGCGACAAGACCATTATGCAGCGTATCAAGGAGATTGACGGGCTGATTTCTGTTCGGACGCTGGATTATATGACCGGCTATACAATTCTTCTTGTTCAGATGACATCCGATGTGATTCGCGAGATCATCGGAATGGACATGACGACGGTTCAGTGGGAGACGAATGGTGGGCTTGAGGTGAATTTCAAGGTTATGGCCATTATGGTTCCGCAAGTTCGTTCTGACAAGAACGACCGTTGTGGAATTGTGTATGGTTCGTAATCGATTGTGAGCATATGAAAAATGTCTTGGAAAGGACAAAATGATGTTGTTCAAAGTGTTGTGTGCAAGTTTTCGGGAGAACAAAGAGGTCTATAATAGAGGTGATTTTGTAGAGTCGGCACGGGATCTCTGTGCGTTTTTTCCGGGCAAGTTTGACTTGGTACGAGATGATCCTACTCCATCTCGTCCAAGAATTGCGTCGGTGGTTCCTCCTTCTTCCGCTACAGGGGGTGTCTCTAAAAAAGCACCCCCTGTAGTTACTTCTAAAAGGAGTAAGAAGAATGAGGAACTTGTGAAGAAAGAAGAGGAGGTGATAGAAGAGGCGGTTGAACCTGATTGGCGAAATCAGCATGAAGGTTGGGCAGATGTGACCGAAGAGTTTCCAGCAGCAGAACCGTTCAAGGTTTCGGTTATGTTTGATGGGGACGTGTATCATGTTGTAAATCAGAAGGATGGAAGTGTTTTGAATGGAGACGAAAAGTTGGATAAAGCGAAGGCTGTTCGACTGTTTCTGAAAAACTATTCTGAGGAATAAGAGATGCCTCGGTGGACTCCAGAAAAATGTTGGGACCAGCAGGACGTGTTTATCATAGGAGGCGGTCCCTCTTTGGAGAAGTTCAATTGGGAGCTTCTCAAGATGGAGAACACGATAGGATGCAACACTGCGTTTATCCAAGGACCAGAAATATGCAAGATTTGTATTTTTGGTGATTTCAAATGGTGGGAGCGATTTCAAGAACCTCTTTCAAAATATGCAGAATCTGGAGGGACTGTTTTCACAAACAATCAGAAACTTTTCAATATGAAAGTAAAATGGTTGTGGGTGATGGGGAGGGAGTCTCGCGGATTGCATGAAAGAAGTTTGGGATGGAATGGTAATACAGGTGCTTCTGCAATCAATCTTGCCATTTTGTTAGGAGCCAAGAGAATTTTTCTACTTGGCTTTGATATGAAGCATATCGATGGAAGGTCGAACTGGCATAACTGTATCATTGATAAAAACCTTGTTCGACCTTCCGTTTATCCTACCTTTTGTGTCCAATTCCGATTTGTGGTAAAAGATTGGAAAGAGAAGTTTCCAAATGTTGAAATTTGGAATGTAACATCAGATAGTGGTTTATCTCGCGAATTGATACCTTGGCTGGATCCTGTGGAATTTTGGGCCGCGAGAGAAAAAAATAGAATGGAACCTATAGAGGTTTCTTGATATGAGTGTAAGAACGACAAGTGAAGCTGTGGCGGACATCATTGAAACGGATGTTGCTATTGATTTGACTCCGTTCATCGCCACATCCAGTGCCTTGGTGACAAAGCATTGTGCTGAAAAGAATTCAGCATACACAGAGGCGGAATTAGAGTTGATTGAGCGATGGTTGGCGGCGCATTGTTATACCGTACGGGATCCAAGGACGACGCGAGAGGATCTTGGGAAATTGGAAACGACATTTCAAAGTAAAGTTGATCTTGGTTTCAACACTTCTCATTATGGACAGATGGCCATGATGCTTGATTGGTATGGCGGATTGGCAGCTTTGAATGAGACTATGATAAATGGAGGTGGGAGGAGAGTTGTCGGCATTACGTGGCTTGGAGAGGAATCTGAGACATTAGAGGAGTAATTATGGTGAATTCGAGTAATAAGCATGGAAATGGAACATGGACAAAATTAGCTGTTTGCATTATGGGTGCAATAACTTTATTTTCAACCGGATGGGCTTCGAGTTCTACATTGGCTTGGCAAGACATCAAAAGGATCGATATACAAGGAACACAGAGAACGAAAGAGTTGGAAGTGAGAGTTACAAAATTAGAGACAATGGTGGAAATCACGTTGTCTCAAATACACAGTACATTGAAAGTAATTCAATATGATTTGAAACGTCATACGGAATCATATCCGTATCCTCCATCGAGAGAACGCGATAATGAGTAATCTCAAAAACAGATATATGAAACAGACAGCGGTGTATTGGGCACCCGAGGATGCACATGATGATTATGGGCAACCTGTGTATGCTGATCCTGTTGAAAAATCTTGTAGATGGGAGGATGTGGCAGAATCATTTGTTGGGGCAAAAGGGGCATTGGAGACTTCAAAATCTGTAGTTTTTATTGATGGTGTTGTGGTTGGCGGATTGTTGATGTTGGGTGAGTTGTCTTCAAGTGTGAATCTTGTGAGTTTGAGAGAAAATGAAGCAGTGTGGGAAATACGGCAGGTAGAATCGATACCGAATAGAAATGCAAGTGTGACTTATATGTGGGCATATTTATGAGTAAGCCGAGGTTTCCGACAGTTCTGTACTTGGAAGGAATTGATACGCTCTTGAAAAACAAGGATAGAGCGAATGCGAAAATCGGACAGGCTGTGGAGAAAGGTTTGTTGGCCGGAGGAGTGTATCTCAGGAAAAAGAGTCTTGAAATTGTACCTGTTCAAATGGGCAATTTGCATGGTTCTGCATATCCGCCAAGAAATGTAGGAGGGAGAGGACTGAGGGCTGATGTTGTGGTGGGATATACGGCGGAATATGCACCTTGGGTCCACGAGATCCCATCTCCACGTGTGACACATGGAAAAGAATTTAATATCAAACATGCGGCAGAGATTGCTGCGGCTGTGGGGACACCGTTGGGGACGGCAAAGGGTGGTATGTTTTTGAGGAAACCAGAGGAGCAATGGAAATTTCTTGAGAAGCCGATGAAGACGGAACGAAAGAACATTTTCAAGATCATTGGAAATTATATTAGGGCTGTGAGATAGGATGGATTGTCCAGGACACGCCGCTGTCCATGACGGTACTGGGCGTGGTGCTCAAGATGTTGCAGGAAGATGCAGGAAGGTAAACGAAACGCTTTAAGATGAGGTGAACCATGTCGTTACTACAGATCAGTCAGGCATATCGTGGTGAGGGAACCCTGTTGAGGCGGGTAGAGGGCGCGTGTCTGACGACGGCGGCCTACATCCGTATCGAAGACCCGGCGACGGAGAACCATGCGAACCGGCTCCTGTGGATGCAAGCCGTCCAAGCCGATGCCACGGCAGAGGCACGCAAGATGCTGCCGCGTGTCCTTGAGAATGGTGACATTTCAGGCAATACCGATGGTGTCGCTGATGACACGATCCAGTATGTCGTGGATGTCAACGTCAACGAATTTGCGACGGGAGAATAGAGATGGCAACGAACGCAATCCTCTCCAAGGCGGGGACGCCCGTCGTCTTCCAGGACGCCGATGGGGATGTGACGTTTACCCTAAAGGATGGTGTGGCGGCTGGCAACGGCCAGGTCTCCAACCAGTGGGATCGTGGAGCGGCCGCCAGGGCGACGACCTATCTCATGGATGCGGCGATCAAGTGGGCGGAAACCCCGACGCTTGGGGACGTCTGTCGCATCTTTCTGAGCGAC